TGTTTATCACTTGTTAAGAAACGCAATCTGTTTCCTTGTTTTGTTAACAAGCCAGTTCCTTCTGCGAGATCAACAAGTCCACTATAAGGATTCATTCCTGTTTCGTAAGGTATCTTAACTTGCACACTTTCAAATGGCTTTGCATAACGTGTTTTCATAACTTTACAAGCGGCACGTATGCCTTTTACTTGTGTTATTTTGTTGCCATCTTCATCTTCTTTTAGTTTAAGTTTTCTCATAGCAACAACAATACTTGAAGCATATATAAAACCTTGTCCGCCCGATATCTTATCATCTGGATCAAACATATCCTGTGATGCATAAGTGTGATTAGTACACACCATACCAACGTTATAACTACCAAACATGTTTACTGTGTTTCTAACAAGAGCAGTTAGTGCTTTAGGTTTACGACCTAAGTCACCTTTCATGTCACCAGCTTCAAACTGATTAACATCAGTAGGTGTTAGCATCATTCCTAAACTGTCAATAACAAACAATACTTTAGGACGTTCGCCATCTGGCAATGCTTTGTAATCTTTCATAAAGGTTGATACTGTTTTAGCAACATCATCGATCATACTCATGCTTAATTTAAGTAGTTTACTTTCGCTAGTATCAACACCAAGTGCTTTTAACCATGCTTCGTCTAGTGCGTTTTCAGTATCAACGAGTACAACAAATATGCCTTGTGCTTGTGCTGATTTTACAATGTTGCCTGATGCAAAGTAACTCTTACCTGCTCCGGATTCTCCTGCAAACACTGTGACTTTACCCAATGGTACACCTTTGTTAAAGTCTCCACTGATTAAATAGTTTAGTGCATAGTTGCCTGTTGAAATCCAATCTGTTGGATCGTTAAAGCCAATTGACAATCCGTCAATGCTTTTTGTAATGTCCTTGCGGAATTTGCTTACGTCAAATGGTTTTCCCACTATCTTCTCCTAGTTTACAATCGTATATATAGATAACGAGGGCAAGGAGAAAGGAAATAAACCTTGCCCTCCTTTGCCGTGTTAAGTTGCAGACTGTCTGCTACGAATCATAGCAAGTATGTCTTCTGCTTTTTGCGTCTGTGGTGCTGCTGCCGGAGTTTCAACTGGAGCGGTTGGAGTTGCTCCCATTTCCTCTGGAGTTGCTACAGGTGCTGGAGCAGTTTCTATTACTGGAGCACTCACTGCCACTGGTGCAGTTGTAACTGCTGCCGCTGCCATTACTGGTGCTGGTGAGCCTTCTGGCTTTTGCACACCTGCTGGACGGAAGTATGCACCCCAACGATCAATATCATATGCTTGTCCATCAACTGATGCTTCAAACATTTCTTTCATCACCTTGAGATCTTCTTCTGTAGGTTTCTTTGGTAAGAAATCGCCTAAGTTATAAAGACCTTGTGACTCAATTGAAGTTGCTTCTTCTGCAGTAAGTGCAGTTTCTTTCCTTGCCCACTTAGATGTTGAGTAATCAGCATAACCACCTTTAGAAGTTTTGCTAATACGGAAGTCTAAACCTCTCTCGTAATCTGTTGGAAGTTCCTCTAACTCAGGATCCATCAATGCACTTTTAATGATTTGGAAAATTTGTGGACCAATAATAAAACGTCTAATTGCTTTATCTGATTTGTCATCTGAGATTGGATTCTCTCTTACAAATCCTTGCATCACATAACTACGTTTCTTCCAGTACTTACGACCCATATCTTCTAGTGATTTGTCTTTGAACCATGGACGTACTTCTGAAAGTATTGGACAAGTTTCTCCCCACATTTCAACACAAGGTACTTGCACTTGAACACTTTTACTGTCCATTTGCCCTTTGATACCGTTGAAAGGAAGTTTGATCATTGCACGTTCAATCCAAAAGAACGTGTTAGTTGTATCCAGATCGGGAAGGAAACGTAGTACTGCACTATCGCCTTCGTTCATATTCCAATGTGGGTAAATTGCGCCATCACCGCCGGATGACTGATTGCCTTGCTTATTATCTGCCGCTGCAAGGCGAGCTCTTATTTCTGCTAATGAAGCCATTTTATATCTCCTATGTGCCTACGAGTAGCAACAACTACTCTTTCATTATATTTCGATGAGCAACTACTCATCTTGTTTGTGTTCGACATACACTGCAACTACAGTATACGCACTTCTATTTAGTACGTCAACCATTATATTGAATATTTTGTTTGTTGTACTATTTTTGAACATCACTAATAATAACACATCTACAGTGTAAGTCAACTGTTTTGGTAAACTATGTGTAATTAAGCCAGAGTGTTTCTCTAACAGTATCCAACGGAATAGTGTTCATCATACCGTTAAACGTTCTTGGGGAGTTTTTGTAAACTATAGCACTGCGTGATAGGTGTTTTACATATTCACAATCATCTTGGTCGATTGGTGCTAATGGTTTATGATCATCTATAGATGAGTTGTTTACTTCATCATTTGTGCAGAATGCATATTCAAGACCTTTGGTAATTGCCACAGTCAAAGGTATTTGTACTTGTACTTTTATATCTGGATGGAGTTTGTGCATGTGTATTTTAGCATCTGGAAGATCAACGCAGGCCCAACCAACTTGTGGAGTAAGTTTTTCACCAACTAATTCACTAAAGTAAGGTGCCCATACTTGACAAATGTTGTTGAGTTCACTTATGCAATCTGTCTGTAAACGATTGTCGTACTGCATTTTTAGCAGATTGTTTTCTGCAGTTCTATAAAGATCGCGAACAAATGTGTATTGTTCCATAGGAAAAAAGTAATGCACTTGCCATAATTGATTTGGAATTATAGTAGTGACAGTCATCTTACCACTTTGATAGGTTTAATATTCTTTCTAACATTGGATCACGCTCTGCCTTAAGTGCTTCCTTGCCAGTGTCGATATCTTGTGTTTCTTTTGTTACTGATTTTGCTTTCATCCAACCTTCTAGTTGAGCAATTTCTTTATCATAAGTTGCTTTTGCTTTGTCAGTGTCCATCTTTGCCTTCATATACTTTGCGTACTTCATTGCGGCTTTAAGATCTGCTGGTGAACTATCTTTGGTTGGATTGATTACTTCAGGTGGACTCTTTGCTTCGTTTACATTGCCTTGTCCAGCAAGTCTAAGTAGGTCTGCCATATCACCGTCTTCAGTCATATCTTCTGAATCTAAATCAGCATTAGCAGCTCTCGACTCGATGGAGCTATTACGATCTTCTTCATCATCATTATCAGTGCCATCTTGGTCGTTTGGATTAACAAAGTTGTCTACACCTTCACGGAAACTGTCCACATAGTCAATGCGTACAAAGTCCATGATATCATCTGCGTATGTTAAGGCATCATAGTCTGCTTCATCAACAAGTGAACCGTCAGTGTACTTTACACCATAGTCGATGTTAAAAATTAAATCACTATAGTCTTCCATATCATAATCAATGGTATCAGTGTCTATTTCGCGACCTTTAAACATCACTTTGTCGCCACCGCCTTGGTACGCTTCTTCAATGTCATCACCACCAGCAGTTTTTATTGCTGCGGCATCGTCTCCGCCCATGTTCATTCCTAAACTGCGTGCCTTGCCTGCGGCTGCACGAGCTTGTCCTGCTTGATAACCACTGGCTGGTTCTTCTTCAGTTGGATTTTCGTTAATGTTCTCAACAACGTAGAACGTGATACTTTCATCACTGTTTTCACCTGATTCACCGTCTTCAAGTTTTTTACCTGTTATTTTTTCTATTCCTGCTCTAAACTTTTTGTCATACATTAAGTCATCAATATCGGCACCACTTATTCCAACTACTATATTAGAACCAACACCTGGATTTGTGTAAGTGGTGATGTCACTAACGGATACGACACCAGCATTTTTTGACATTACTTTTTTATTTACTTGCATAACTTGTGGATCAGGTTCTTCATCTTCGTTAACACCTTCAACAGCTTCTTCTGGAAGTACTATCTCTAATTCTTCTGCTCTAGCTCTAACAAGTTCTCTGCAATCTGCTTCTGGATCTCTATCGCCTAGTTCTCCAATTTCATCAAACAGTGTATCATCACCAAATATATCATACAATACTTCAGTTGCATACTCGCCACCTGGACCACATTTTATTGGTTGTGCCATTAGTTCTGTAAACTTAGCAAATGTCTCTTCTGATTCACTTGGTAATTGCCAAGTACCTTCCATAAGACCGTCTGCCCACTGTTCAAATATGTCTGCTTCTCTCATTGTATTTTCCTTTATTTTTGCCAGTATGGGCAGTGCTTCTTCTATTCTACTGTCGACTGCACTATTAACAAATACTTCTCTAACACTTTCTATTGTTTCGTCTAGTTCTGTTACTACCATTGGGTCGTAACCACTGAAAATTTCTTTGTAGCCTCGTTTGCCAATCATCTTCTTGGCTTTGCGTTTTAGATCTGCATAATGGTTTACTGCATCTTCAACAATACCCAATGCTTGATCGTTTTGTGCAAATTGATTGCCTCTGCTTGCTCTGATAAATTTGCCAAGCGTGTTAATTTCATTAACAATTTCGCTTATGTGTTGACCAAAACTATCATACGGATTACCGCCTTCGCTTACATGTCTTGCCATTGCCTTGGCGCCGCCAATACTTTTGAAAGGCATTTTAAATCTTTCGCCTTGTGCATTCTCTACAAACAATGCACCAATGTTTCTAAAACGTTGTTCATCTTCGCCAATTGCTCTTGAGTGTTGTATTACTACTTTTGCATTGCCAGGTTGATTGTTATAACTTTTGTTCTTGCCTTGACCTTTCCATGCTTCTAGTACTAAACCTTCTGCAAGATCAGCCATGCTAGACATCTGATACTTTAACTTGTTCATGTTGTTGAGACTGAATGTAAGTAAATGACGTTTTGCTAAATTTCTAACAGCTCCAAGAAAATCATACCAATCGCCTTTATCGCCGGAATCCATTGCTTTTCCGAGATTGTCACCATAAAATACTTCGAGATCGTTGTCACCGTTAACCAGTACAACTACTGTTCCATATTCTTTGTTTTCTGTTTTGAAGTTAAAAGAGAATAGATCTGCTTCACTTGGATTAACAGTAGGTTTGCCCATAGCGTTAAGTGACTTAGGATCGAAGTCCCGAGTTACCAGTAGATCATATAATTGTTGCGATGCGTTGTTTTCCTGTGCCATACTTGTATTTATTAAAACATTGCCACAAACGGCATTGGTTCTATCCTCTGATCTTCGTGGTCTGTCATTTGGCCATCAAGTTCGCCATGATAACTTTGTAATACCTTCATCATACGAATCACTAGAAGCATTGCCATTACGAGATCATCAGTTTCTCCCGGTTTGGCTGCATAACTTGTGCCGTGTGCTACAAAATTCTTAAGTTCACTGATTAAACTTCTACTGCTAATAGTAAGTCTATTCATCTCTACTAGGTTCTTAAACTTAGCACAAGCGGCTAGTTTAGTTTTATGTGTAGTATTGAACCCTTTACGTCCTTTGCCGATGTCACTAAGGAAGTATCCTTCTATGTTTTGTTCCCCATAGTCCTGTATTGATATTAAACTTGCTTCACCAATGGTATTATTCTCAACACTATAGTATATACTACTTGGATGTTGCACAGTTTGGTTAATGTGTTTACAAATATCTGCAAGTACACGAATTTGTGCTGGAATTGTTGTTTTATTGTGTTTCCATTCTGCTATCTGTGTATTTGTATTTGCTTCCCATACTTGTATAGCACAAGGATCTCCACCTGTTCCTAAACTTGGATCCAAGCCAATTACATAAATTCTATCCTTTTGGGGTTCTTTGTACCATCGTACTTGTCCTGTTTGATACAATGGCTCAACACCTTCCATATCAATTAACTTGGTTGGAGAAATAAGTGTTTCGTCGTTGATAATAAACTCACAATCCATCTCACGACGGAAACGTTCAATACCTAGTATGTTACGTTGTTCTTCTGCCCAAGGTTCGTCTCTATCTGGATGTTCTGTCCAGTATGCTCGATATGCTTTAAATCCATTAACACCTAGTTCTTTGGTGTTTCCGTATTCATCTTCAGTTTTATTTGCACCTTTCCAAATAAATGCAAACTGATCTTCATCTGAGTTTGGTGTACTTGTAATGATAGCACCACCACCTGTTGATAGTGTAGGCGAAATTGATGTCCAAAACTCTTTTGCTATTGTAGGTCTAACAAATGCAAACTCGTCACAGTATAGTAACGTAATGGACATACCACGTCCGGTATTTTCTGTAGTTGTTTGTGCAACTATTCTTGAGCCATTGTCAAATTCTATACTACCTTTGTTATAACTAGTAGCACCAGCACGAATATGATCCGGACATGCTTCGTAACTGTATCTCACACGTTGCATAATCTCTTGAGCACCTGCATATTTGTGGGCCGCAACTAATATTGTACTATCCGGCTTAAACATAGCAAACCAAAGTAGATATCCAGCGGCACTGGTTGACTTACCAGTTTGTCTTGGCATCATTGATATTGAAAATCT